ACATACACCTATGTATGAAATCAATAAAAAGGCAACGATTATACCAGATGAAGTGGATGGAAATCTCCTTTTGCGAAAAAGACAACCTGACACATATAGCGGTGTCCTCTTTGATAAAATCAAAAGCATTGAAGAAGTCCCCAATACGACAAAGTATGCATATGATTTGACGGTGGCGGATACACGAAACTTCAACCTTCAAAATGGAATATGCACGAGAGATACATTTCATTTTGCAGGTGTCGCATCGAAATCCAATGTTACGCGTGGTGTGCCTCGCATTGAAGAAATATTGTCGCTATCAAATGAAATCAAAAACCCGTCGCTCAGTGTGTATTTGAAGCCCGAATATGAAACGGAAAAAGAGCACGCGCAGTCAATTATGTATATGCTTGAACATACAAAATTGCAAGATGTGGTGAAAACGATTGAAATCTGTTTTGATCCGGACGATTTGAATACACTCATGAAAGAAGATAAAGATACCATTGCGCAATTCAAAGTGTTTGAGAAGATGGTGGAAGAATGTGGTGGCGAAACAATTACAGACGACGACGATGAACATTCAAAATGGATTGTTCGCATTGAAATCGACCCAGATGTGCTACTGGAGAAAAACATTACTATGGATGATATTCATTTTGCCATCAAAGAATCTTATGCCAACGAGGTGCAATGTGTCTATTCTGATTTAAATGCGGATAAACTGATATTCCGTATTCGTATGAAACAAGCATTAGCACTGAAGGGTGTTCGAAAAAATCGAATGAAGTCGCTGGACCAAACGGACGACATTTATATGCTGAAGAATTTCCAAAACCAATTGTTGCAAAATATTATACTGAGAGGCGTAAAGGGAATACACAAGGTGATTTTGCGAAAAATCGTGGATAATGTAGTGAATAAAAACGGATTGTATGTCAAGCAAGACATCTGGGTGCTAGACACGATTGGCACGAATTTATTGGATGTTTTGGCGTTGGACTTTATTGACCAAAATCGAACCATTTCAAATAATATTATGGAAATATATGACGTGCTAGGTATTGAAGCTGCCAGACAAACCATTTACAACGAACTGATGGAAGTCGTGGAATTTGACGGCACCTACATTAATTACCACAATTATTCGGTTCTCATTGACCGCATGTCTTTCACGCATAAACTGATATCTATTTACCGTCATGGAATTAATAATGACGATATTGGAGCCATTGCAAAAGCATCGTTTGAAGAAACCCCCGAAATGTTTTTGAAAGCGGCGCGACATGCGGAATTGGACAATATGCGCGGCATATCCGCAAATGTCATGTGCGGTCAAGAAGGCACGTTTGGAACCAGTGCCTTTCAAGTATTGTTGGACATACAGACCATGCAAAAATTACAAGAAGTGTCTAAATATAAAAGAATAGATGTAGAAGCAGACATTGAAAAATTCTTTGGAAATGTTTCTGCACCTCAAGACGTATGTAGTATGAATAATATTGTCATTCAAAACAACGTGTCGACCATACAATCGGAAGAAGTGGCACAAGACAATTCCTATAATCCTGGGTTTTAAAGCCTAAAGCCTACATGAATTAAAAAAATAATATAAAGAACCTATCTAAACATATTAAAAACAATATAAAGAAATTATGTGGAAATGGAATACCAAGCAGGGGGTCCTCTTTTTTTCCATGCGGCGATTTTCTGTTTTTCGGGAGACTGATAATATCGGCGATAAGCTTCAATGGCATCTTCGCCTTTATATTCATTTGGCATTGCTTGTGCAAAAGGTGTCAGTCCAGTGCATGGGAAATCGTCAGCATTCGGTGCATATTTTCGCAAATATTTTGCGACAATATACGACTTGTGTTCTTTGCTTGCGGGATGGTCATAACGGTATTTCCATTCATTGTGCATGGCATCAATGAGGTCAAGTGTCCATATATAATTTTCGAGAGAAGTGCGGACCCAAATAGATACAGGATGATTTTTGTGAGTACTCTTATACAATTTAATACCAGGTTCAGGTTCAAAATTATCGCCAGAAATCAATAACTTGGCAGTACATAACATTTGAACTGCTTCCAGAATAATTTTAACAATGTGCTTGTCAAACATGGATTCGACACATTCTTGAATGGAGCGAGAGATGATGAACAAATTCATCGTTTGAGACAAGATAGGACGGGTTCAACAAAACACTCTCATTTTTAAAATGCGTGAAAAAAGCGCTAGATATATGTAGGATTTTAGGGTATGTTCTGATTTTGAAATAAGGTAGAATACGTGTCAAAATACAAATGCACAATATCTTTCGTTGTTGATAAATGATTGGTCAGTGGGATGCAATCCTTTACATTAAAGTCAACCACTTGCTGAATACAATCATATAATAAACATCGTGTGTTTGACAATCCGTCAATTTCCATGTTTAGATGCGATTCCATATTTTCATGCGACGTATTTAGTTTTAGAAATTGTTTTAATATTTTACATATTTCAAGGCATATAAACTGTATAACATGTTTTGTAGGATGATTCATTGAATAAAATAATAATTTCTTTTTATAATTGTCTTTGATAAAATCATGCGTGGTAATAAAATGTATATTATTATCCGCATAATTACCTACCATTTTCAAATATCTGTCTTGCAATTCTTTCAATGAATGGGTCGCCAAATCTTCCAAAGTTGGAGGATATACATCTTCACCGTGAATGACTTCTGCGAGATATTCTTCTTCCGTTTTTTTGTGGTTGAAGAATTCTATTAATTTACCATAATGATAATCGGAGGGTGATATTGCCATCTATTATTTTATAAGTTAAATCAGGATAGTAAAAATGGAAATAACATGAATCAAAAAAAAACTATAGACGTTTCCGATTTATTCTCCAATATATACTTGGTTGATAAATAGTCTTTGTTTCTATATTGGTCATTGATTGGCTGTGTTATAATTATCGTGCTTTCTTTTAAAATAAATAAACATCAATGTTGTTTCTGTAAATCCCAATCTCACATATTTCAATGGTGGCATTATATTATTATAAATATTTATATATTTATATATGTATTTTTTGGTTGATACTAATAAAAAAATTATTTTTGGTTGTAGTGCTAAATGTGGATGTAGTCATATTAAAACCATTTTTTGGTTTTTACAAACAGATAATTTCGAAAATTTAATACACACATCAAACGATTATAATGAAATGCCTAATGACATTGAAAATTATACAACATTAATATTTATTAGAAATCCATATAAAAGAATTATATCAGGATTTTTAGATAAATACAGAAAATATGGAGAATATAGAAGTTTATGGACAAATTCATTTTTATCGTTTTCTCAGTTTGTGGATAAACTTATAAATTGTGACTGGAAAACAATAGATTATCATCACTTTACGCCACAGACAACCGAGTATTTTGATGAAAAAATACTTCTTTCAAAAAAAATTAAATTTTACGATATTGGTAAAATTGACTATGAATACATAGAACAATTATATGATAAAAAAATACCTGAATGTGTTATAAATAAAAAACAAGGTCACGAAAGATTATCCTATATAAATATTGATAGTTATTATAATAACTATGTATATGATTTACATATAGATGATTATGTCGATTACAATATTGATATAAAATATTTTTATAATGAAGAAATAAAAGAAAAAGTGTTTACCTTTTATATTAAAGATTTTTGTTTTTTCAAGGCAAATGGAATTGATTACATAAATTCGGTGTTTTAAGTTTTATTCGTTATAACGAATTATTAACATTTACTAGATACTATATATTTTGCTATTATATACATTTAAAAATCAATGTTCATAATATAGAAAGAATCATGAAATCTGCTTCTCTCTATGAAAAAAGAAAAAGTGAAAAAAATTATATTACACTTGACACAAAACACAAAGAATATTTGGATGAATTTGTTACCAATGAAACCGTTGTTATTCCATCGTTGAATAAAAAAATATTAGAATTGACCCACTTATTGTCCAATACGAAGAACATTGATAAATATTTGGAAATTTGTGATGAAATAAACAATATTAAATTACAAATCAAAGAATTGAAACAAAAGAAAAAAAAATATATGCTTGATAATTCTGAATTAATTTTCGATTATTTTGAAAATAAAAAAACAATTTCTTCAGGAAACGATAGCAAAATAAATACGAATAAAAGTAAAATATTCAATGCGTTTTTTAAAATCCCTTCGCAAGAGGTTGCATCGCCTTCTACAGATGTGAAAAAAAACACATGTGATATCATTCAAAAATATCTTCGTAATATCAACAATGACAGTTACATCAAGTTTGACCCCTTTATTCAACCAACGGATATATGCAAAAGATGTCATGTGGGTGAATTATCTGCAAATGAAGACGAGGGGTTATTAATATGTAAAAAATGTCATGTATCCACTCCCTATTTAATTGAGCATGATAAATCTTCTTACAAAGATCCTCCAAAAGAAGTTTGTTTTTATGCTTATAAACGCATTAACCATTTTAAAGAAATATTGGCACAATTTCAAGGCAAAGAAACCACACAGATACATCCCAATGTCATTGAAAAAATCAAGTTGCAAATCAAAAAAGAGAGATATAAATTAACGGAACTTACCAATGCAAAAACAAAAGAAATTTTGCGAAAATTGGGATATAACAAATATTATGAACACATACCTTTTATTAAAGATAAAATTGGAATTTCGCCTCCTATTATGTCACCAGAATTGGAAGAAACGTTGTGTAATTTATTTATTGAAATACAAGCACCATATTCAAAATTTTGTCCAGAAGACAGAGTAAATTTTTTAAATTATTATTACACTCTCTATAAATTATGTGAATTATTGGGAGAAACGCAATATTTGTCGGACATCCCAATGTTAAAAGACCGCGATAAACGAATTGAACAAGACGAAATTTGGAAAAAAATATGTAGCATTTTGGGATGGGATTTTATACCCACTTTATAACATTTCACTCCTCTACTTCAAATCCCCATCCCGCCCACTTGTTCATGTTCCGTGGGTGCCATCGTTCTTCCATCAATTCACGCTTCAAGTCACTTTGGACGAACCATTCGCAAACTCTTGGATATAAATTGTCCTGTATATATTTTTCAGGTTCGCAACTTAATTCATACCAATACCAAGGTTTATCAAGATGTTTTTGAACAATGTCCCATCTGGCAACACTTGGATTACCACTTAATCCCACCCAATCCCATGGTTTATCCGGATAGTTCATGACGATATCCCAAGTAATGTTAGGATTACGACTTAATCCCTCCCAATTCCAGGGTTTATCCGGATGTTTCACCACGATATCCCAGGTGGCAAAGTTGGGATTGGAACTTAATGAATACCAACTCCACCAACTGCGATTGGAATACCACCACGACGGTTCATCATAGTTTTGTATAATATTCAACACAATCTCCAATGTGATGCTGGGATTGGAACTTAAGTGATACCAATCCCATTGTCTGTCTGGATGTTGTTTCATAATGTCCCAAGTGATATTTGGATTGCAACTTAATCCTTGCCAATCCCAAGGAACGGATGGGTTTTTTTGAACAATCTCCCAATTTACGCTAGGATGTTGACTAAATTTATACCAACATATATTTTTATCCAGATTTTTTTGCACAATGTCCCAAGTAATATTGGGGTTCATACTGAATCCATACCAGTCCCAAGGCAGTTCCGAATGTTTCTGTAAGACATCCAATTTAGCAACACTGGGGTTTTGACTCAATCCAAACCAACACCATGGTTGTTCTGGATGTTTCTGTACAATGCTCCACGTTGCCACGCTGGGATTACAACTTAATCCATGCCAATCCCATGGTTTATCTAGATTTTTTTCAACAATGTCCCAACTAATATTGGGGTTCATGCTCAAATTGCTCCAACTACACCAAATTTGAAGTGGTTTATTCATAAGAAACTGGAAATAATCATGGTGCCATTGTTTTACCACATCGTCGTATATAGTGTGTTTTTCCATAGATTTAGGGGGGTGACCATTTTTATCGGTCTATATAGACACTCATTTTTTCACAAAACCATTCTATTCCTACTTCTTAAATCCCCATCCTCCTAATTCCAGGGTTTATCAGGATTTGTATATATGATTAAAATGAAATGAAAATTCAGAAAAAACAATGTCGACCGACCCCCCAATCAAAGATGAATATGAATATGAAACGCGCTATTCCAACGAATGCTATTGTTCCGCCTTCTGTTGTCCATCCCTCTATGAC